TCATGATCGCGGTCCGGGGCCGGCGCAAGTGAGCCCGACGCGCGAACAGATCTACACCGCCCTATGGTCGCTGATCACGTCCAACATCAACGCGCAGGGTCAGTTTGTGACCATGCAGCGGTATCTGCGCCACTTCGCGGACGTCAGCCCGGGCGAGATGCCGGCGCTGTACATGGAGGAACGCGGCGAACAGTGGGTCAAGAAGGGCAAGGGGATCCCGGCGATCCGCACGCTGAAGGCGGACGTGCTGATCTACGTCAACACCGGCGACCCGCTGGCGGTCCTGCCGTCGACGCTGGTCAACAACGCGCTGGACGTGCTGGACGACATCGTCGAGCAGCCGGGCAACCCGGGCAACGTCCAGACTTTGGGCGGCATCGTCGAGCACGTCTATATCGAGGGGCAGGTGGCGATCGCCGAGGGGCTGCTCCAGTCGACCTCCATCGTCCGCGTCCCGATTACGGTCCTGATCCCGTGAACCACGCCAACGGCTCGCCCAAGATCGCCATCCCCGGCAACGCGGGAGAGGCGATCGCTGCCGCTCTCAACCGGATGGCCCTGCACCAAGGCGACTGCGAGGCCGTCATCATCAAGAAGCGTGAAGCCGGCGGCCGCTACGTCTACCGGATCGCTTTCAACCCAACCCCGGCGACGCCCGGATAAGGAGTTTTACTATGTGGACCTTTGGTGCTGGCGTACTGATCGCGACTCCCCAGTCCGACGCGTCCGGCAATGCGTTGACGCCGTCGTCGCCGGTGGAGATCGGCATCCTGCAGGAGGTGGGCGTGTCGTTCGACTTCGAGTCGAAGGAGCTGTACGGCGCGAACCAGTTCCCGGTGGACGTCGGCCGCGGCAAGGGCAAGGCGATGGTCAAGGCGAAGTTTGCCCGGATCAATGCCGAGCTGTTCAACTCGGTGTTCTACGGTCAGACCCTCACGGCCGGTTATGAGGCGCTGTTCCATGACCTCACCGGCACGCAGGCGACCGGCGGCACCGGCGGGATCACCGTCACGCCGCCGAGCAGCGGCGCGTTCGCGCTGGATCAGGGCGTGCAGGACGGCAACGGCGTGCCGTACACCCGGGTGGCGACCGGCCCGACCGGCGGCCAGTACGAGATGACCGGCTCCGGCAACTACATCTTCTCGACGCAGGATCAGGGCAAAACCGTGTTCGTGTCGTACGCCTACACGTCGACCGCGATCACTGCGGCCAAGAAGCTGACCGTGGTCAACCTGCCGATGGGCTACCAGCCGAGCTTCATGCTCCAGTTCATGGCGCAGAAGAACGGCAAAACGTGGTGGGTCGAGTTCCCGAACGCCGTCTGCAACAAGATGGACAGCACGTTCAAGAACGACGACTTTACCATCCCGGACGCGGAGTTCGCCTGCTTCGCCGACACCAACGGCAACATCTCGTATCAGTCGTGGAGCGAGTAACCGTGGAGGCGAACGGCAGCAGGTACGCCCCGGTCGCAGGCAAGATCCCGGGCACGGCAATCAACTTGGGCGGCGTCGATCTGGTGATCGCGCCGCTTTCCCTCGACCAAGTACAGCAGTTCGAAGAGGACATCTCGAAGGCGAGCGAGCGCCTGTCCGGCAAGAACTTCGCGGAGCAGATCAGCTATTGCCTGCCCGTGATCCACGCCGGCCTGTCGCGCAACTATCCGGACCTGACGCAGGACGAGCTGCGCAAGCTGCTCGACATCGGCAACTTTATACCGGCGTTTCAAGCCGTCGTCAGGGTGTCCGGGTTCGAGGTAGCGCGACCGGGGGAGACACCCCGGCCAAGCCCGTAGATTGGCCGGACGTGTACGCCTACCTCGCGGCGGCTACGGGGTGGACGTGGGAGTATATCGGTGAGTTCCTGACGCTCCCGCGTCTGCGCGCCATGATGCAGCACTACGACCGGCACCCGCCGACGCACATCGCCACGGCCGCCGCGTGGCTCGAGCGGAAGCCGTCCATCGATGAACAGAAGCTCCAGCAGGAGGCCGAGATCATGAGCCTGCCGGTGCGGCCAAAGCGGATCGCTGGTCGTGGCTGAAGGTGTCGAGGTCAGACTAGGCGCCGACGTCAGCGGCGCGACGTCGTCGATGGACGAGGCGGCGAAGAGCATCGCCGCGTCCCTCGCCCAGATCTCGAGCGCCCTCGCGGCGTTTACGACCAAGCACAAGACCGACACCGCGCAGGCGCTCAAGAACAACGCCGACCTGTCGCGCTCGTTCCTCGAGCTGAAAGGCTCGGTCAAGGAGGGCTTCGACGGCGTCGCCGGCGTGGTCGAGCGGTTCCGCGGCGTACTCGGCAGCCTGACGCTGGCGCTCGGCGGCGGCGCGCTGTTCGGCGAGGCGATCAAGGAGACGCTGGCGTTCGAGGACACGGTACGCGGGCTGATGATCACGCTCGGCATGACCGCCGACCGGGCGACCACCTTCGGCATCGCACTCAAGCTGGCCGGCGTGGACGCCGGGGCATTCGAGCAGATGGCGATGCGGGTCGGGCGCCGGCTGCTGACGCAGGGCGACGAGTTCGACCGGCTCGGAGTGAAGGTTAAGGACGCCACCGGCAGCTTCCTGCCGATGGAGCAGATCATGCAGAACGTCTACAAGCGGATGCTCGACTTCAAGGTCGGCACCGACCAGCAGATGTTCGCACTGGAAGCGGTCGGGCGCAACGCGAAGGACTTCGCGACCGACATGGAGCGCCTGAATCGGGTGCAGGAACGCGCCAAGCAGCTGCAGGAGGAGTACAACATCGAAATGGGGCCGGACAAGATCGACCGGCTCGAAAACTACCGGGTCGAGGTGAACGCCTTCCAAGTCGGGCTGGGTGCGCTGGCCGACAAGATCGGCGAAGCGGTGCTGCCGTCCCTCGAGCGGCTGGCGCGCTACTTCGGCGAGATCGGACCGCAGGCGGTGACGGCGCTCCTGAACGCAATCAAGGGCTTCCTGATCATCGGCGAAACGCTGGTCGCCGGCATCCGGATCATGATCGAAGCGTGGATCGCGCTGGTCAAGACCATAGCCGACGCCGAGCAGGCGTTCTTCGACATCGGCGCGGCGCTCCTCCATCTGGACTTCGAGGGCGCGGCTGACGCCGCCAAGCGCGGCTGGAACCGGATGGTCGCGGACGCCAAGGCAGGCACGGCAGCGATCGAAGGGATCGTCAGCGAGTCGAGTAAGCGTATCGCCAGTCTACTCGACGACACGGTCACGGCCAAGAAGGGCGGCGGCGCTACGGCCGCCGGCGGCACCGAGCGGTTCTCGCCGAAACCCAAGGGTGGCGGCGCGGACATCGTTGCCCAGTGGCGGCAAGAACTCGAAGAGATCAAGCTCCAGCAGGGCCTGTTCAGCGAATGGTCGATGGCGCAGGAGGCGTCGTTCTGGGCGGGCAAACTGGCGCTCGTCCAGAAGGGATCGAAGGAGTACGCGGCCGCCTACAAGATGTTCTACACCGCGGTCAAGGCGGTTGCGCAGGAGCAAGTCGCGCTGACCGTCGAAGACTTCAAGCTGCAAATCGAAGCGGCGAAGAACAACGAGGGCGAGCAGAAGCGCATCGCTGATGAACTGCTCGCCTATCTCGCGTCGATCTACGGCGCGAACTCGCGCCAATACAAGGCGGCGGTTGCCGAGCGCATCAAGATCGACCAGCAATGGGCGGCCCAGCACGCACAGGTCGCCAAGATCGCGGCGCAGGAAGTAATCGACGCGAGCAAGTTTGAGCTGGAGCAGGCGCGGGCCGGTCTCCAGCAGGGCGTGGCGCTGTTCCAGATCAGCAAACAGCAGCAGCTGGCAGCCGAGCGCGAGTACACGGCGCAACTGTACGAGATCGACCGCGCCGCGCTGGAGCAGCAGCTACTCGATCAGAACTTGACCATCGTCCAGCGCGAGGAGATCCACGCCAAGCTACTAGGTCTGGAGCGCACTTATCAGGCCGAGCTGACCAAGATCGACAACGCGGCCGAGCTTGACCGCCAGCAGTACGCGCTGCAGGTGCGGCAGGCGCTCGAGTCCACCATGGTCGACACACTCGACAAGCTGATCACGAACACTAAGAACTGGAAGCAGACTTTCCTCGATGCTGCGAACTCGATTGTGGCGTCGCTGAACAAGATCGCGTCGCAGGCGATCATCCAGCAGTTCTTCGGCGCCGGGACCGCGGGCGGCGACATGTTGAACAAGATCGCCGGCATCTTCGGCGGCGGCGCAGGCAATACGGCGCAAGTGACTGCGACGACAGCGAACACGACAGCGGTGACAGCGCTGACGGCGGCGATTGAATCGCAGCTTGCAGCGGGCGGCATGGGCGGCGCAGGCAGCATCTTCAGCAGCTTGCTCGGCGGCGCGACTGATGTCGTCGGCATGTCAGACCCGATGGGCTTCCTCGCGATGGCCGGGATCCCGTTCTACGCCTCCGGCAGCCCGTATATCCCGCGCGACATGCTGGCGGTTGTGCACAAAGGCGAGCGTGTCGTCCCGGCGGTCGACAATCGCACCGGCGCGTACAAGGCAGGCCCGGTCGTCGTCAACAACCACTTCCACGTCGACGGCACGGTCGACGGGCGCACGCAGGCGCAGATCGCGGCCGAGTCCGCGCGCAGCGTCAATCGCGTGGTGTCGAGGATCTGACCATGTTCATCGAGACGCCGCGGTTCCCGGACAACATCGCGCGCTGGATGAAGGGGGGCTCCGGATGGCAGACGATCGTGGTCGAGACGTATGGCGGGCAGGAGTACCGGAACGCCGCGTGGGCGCAGCCCAAGGGCCGCTGGCAGTGCGACGACGCGCAGCAGGCGCTGAACTCGAACAGCGCCTACTACTACACCGCGCTCCGCAATCTGTGGATGGTTGTGATGGGGCAGCTCGGTGGCTTTCGCATGAAGGACTACTTCGACTACCTCGACGAAGGCGGCGGCAAGTTTTCGATGATTGACGCGACGCACTTCCAGTGCGTGAAGCGCTATACGGTCGGCTCGACGACGTTCGACCGCACGATCCTGAAGCCGGTCTCCCCGATCGTTGTCACCGGCGGCAGCGGCGTCAGCGTCGACTACACGACCGGCATCGTCACGGTCAGCAGCGGCACGCCGACCGCGTGGACCGGCGCGTTCGACATCCCGGTCCGGTTCGAAGACGACCTGTCGCAGATGATGGTCGATTCGACCGGGGCGCTGTTCGACTGGCAGATGCTCCGGCTGATCGAGCTGCGGAACCTGTCGTGATCCCGATCAGCGTCGCGCTCAAGGCGCATCTGGCGCAGCCGTACCAGACCGTCTCGACCTGTTGGAAGATCACGCGGCTGGACAGCACGGTTCTCGGGTTCACTGATCACGATCAGCCGATCACCTTCGGCGGCGTCACGTACGTCCCGACGACGGCTTATTCGCGCAGCGACATCGAAGGGCGCGGCGATCTCTCGGTCGATAACCTCGAGGTCGAAGGGCCGCTCGTGCTGCCGAACATCGTCGAGGCCGACCTCGCCGCGGGCCTGTGGGACCACGCCGCGGTCGAGATCTTCATCGTCAACTGGGCCGACCTGACGATGGGCAACATGGTCCTCCGGACCGGTTGGATCGGCGAGGTCAGCGCCGACCGCGGCTTCTTCAAGGCCGAGCTGCGCGGTCTGACGCAGGCGTACTCGCGCATCATCGGCCAGCTCACGTCGCCATCGTGCCGCAACAATCTCGGCGACTCGTTCTGTCAGGTCGACCTGACGCCGTTCACAGTGACCAGCACGCTGACCGGCGTCGGCGCGGACAACCAGACGATGTATGACACGGCGCGCACCGAACCCGGGCCGTCCGGCGGCGTCGTCATCCAGACCGTCACCAAGGCGAACCCCGGTCACGTCACGCTGGCCGCGGCGCTCAACATTGCGCCCGGCTCCCCGGTCACATTCAGTGGTTGCCTCGGCATGACGCAGATCAACGCGGTCCAGACGTTCAACAACCCGAACACGGCCAAGACCCAGTTTGACCTGTCAATCGACACGTCGTCCTTCAGCACCTATACGACCAACAGCGGCACGGCGACGCCGCTTGGCTCCGGGACGGGTTACTTCGACTTCGGACTGATGACGTTCACGAGTGGCAACAACGCCGGCCTGTCGATGGAGGTCCGCAGCTACGTGCCGGGGCAGTGGATGCTGTTCATGCCGATGCCGTACCTCGTGCAAGTCGGGGACGCCTACACCATGGTCGCCGGCTGCGACAAGAGCGTGACCACCTGCCACGATCGCTTCTCGAACGTGGTCAACTTCCGCGGCGAGCCCTATCTGCCGGGCATCGACCGCATGATCCAGACGGGCAAGCAATGACCGTTGCCGGCGACGCGCTCGTCGCTGAAGCGCGCCGCTGGGTCGGTACGCGCTGGCAGCATCAAGGCCGCTCGCGCTTGGGCTGTGACTGTATCGGCCTGATCGGCGGCGTCTGCGCCAGCACCGGCCTGACCGATGACTGGCTGACCGATGCTTCGCTCGAGTTCAACGGCTACGGCCGCGCGCCGCTGGTCGAGTGGATCGCCCGCGGCTGTGCCCGCTGGATGAACCCGGTCGAATGGATCGACCGCCAGCTCGGCGACGTCATCGTGCTCAACTTCCGCGGGCTCCCGGGCGCCGGCCCGAACCCGCCGCCGCAGCACTTCGCTTTCCTGTCCGGTGTGAACCCGGACTACATGATCCACAGCTACGCCAGCGCGCGCCGGGTCGCGGAGAACGGCATCGACCGGGTGTGGCGCTCGCGGGTCGTGTCGCTGTGGCGTCTTAAGGGCGTCGGCTGAGATGGCATCACTCGTCCTCGGTGCGGTTGGCGCCGGCATCGGGTTCCTGATCGGGGGTCCTGCCGGCGCGGCCATTGGCTGGGCGGTCGGCTCGGCCGTCGGCTCGCTGTTCTTCCAGAAGGGCCAGACCGGGCCGCAGCTGAAGGACCTGCACGTCCAGACCAGCGACTACGGCAAGATGATCCCGATCATCTACGGGACGATGCGCGTCGCCGGCGTCGTGATGTGGGCGGACGACCTGAAGAAGGTCACGCACACCAGCGGCGGCAAGGGCAGCGGCCCGAAAGTCACGACCTACAGCTACACCGATTCCTTCGCGGTGATCCTGTCCGAGGGGCCGGTCACGGCCATCCTGCGGATCTGGGCCAACGGCACGATCATCTACGACGCGCGCCCGGGTGGCTTGACGCTCGACCCGATCCCGGTCACGCTGTACCTCGGCCCCACGACGCAGAACCCCGACCCGACGATGGAGGCGGTGCTCGGCGTTGGCTTCGTGCCGGCGATGCACGGCTACGCGTACGCCGTGTTCACCGACTTCGACCTGTCGCAGTACGGCAACGCGCTGCCGCAGCTCAACTTCGAGGTGCAGGTCGAGAACGCGCCGAACGAGGTCGGGGTCTACATCGTCTCGAAGAACTCGCCGGTCGGCCCGTGGCAATCGGCGAACAATCCGACTGCGCAACTGCCGTATATCAGCGCGTGGCCGGCGGCGACCACCGACATCCGCGTCCGGTCGCTGTCGACCAACACCATTGACCTGTTCAAGCAGGACCTGACCAGCGACGGCACCGACACGGCCGGCGCGAACGACGCGTTCCCGATCCGCCGGCATTTCCAGCTCACTTTCCCGCCGTACGAATCGTGGAACTACTTCCCGATCGGCATGTTCAACGGCCAGCCGGTCTGGTATCAGCAGAGCCATTCGACCGGAGTTTTCTATCCCACTGGCGGCGACGGCACGCACGATCCGGCAATCGCGGTCGGCTCGGTCACGCTCGTCGGCACTGGCATCGTTGCAGGCTTCGATGTCGCATCAATCGTCACTGGCGGTCTGTACGTCAGCGGCGCGTGCATCTCGTCTGACCAGAACACGCTCTTTCTGTTCACTGCGCCGACGCACGGCGCGAACCCGACCGTGTGGTGGAAGATCACGTACAACGGCACGAACTACGTCGTGAGCGGAACCGGCAGCATCCATGGCGTCCCGGTTAACAGTTCGCTCGCTGGCGTGTGGGGACCGACCGCGCTCGGAACGGTCGGCATCCTCGCAGCGATGGTTGCCGAGAACGACGGGATGCACTTCTGGCAAGCGCGGCAGGGCGGCATGACCTCGATGTACTACATCGACAGCACCGGCCTGCTGAACTTCGACCCGGTTTCGGGCACGACGCTACCAGTGAACATCGACACCGGTTACTCGGACTCGTTCGAGCTGCCGTCGTTGTTCTCGCCCAAGATCGGCTACTGCGGCTACGTCGGCGGCCAGACGATCGCCCTGCTTGCCCGGCTCGCGACCGGCGGCGGCCAGCTCACACTCGCCGACGTGGTCAGCGACATCTCGGTCCGCGCCGGCCTGACGACCGGGCAGATCGACGTCACGGCACTGGTCGACCTTGTCGACGGCTACGCGATCACGCAGCAGTCGGCGTGCCGGGACGACATCACGCCGCTGCAGGCCGCGTATTACTTCGACGGGGTCGAGTCGAACGCCACGATGAAGTTCGTCAAGCGCGGCGCGGCGCCGGCCCTGACGATCGCCGACACCGACACCGCCGCGCACACCACCGGCAGCTCGCCGCCGGCCATCGTGGTCGCCAAGCGCGCGCAGGACGTGGACCTGCCGGTGCAGATCAACGTCAACTATTTGCAGCTCGCGGCCGACTACCAGATTGGCTCCCAGTACTCGCGCCGGATCGCGGTCGAGACGACCCAGCTCGCGAACAAAGTCGACCTCGCGATCACGCTGTCGGACCAGCACGCGTCGGCCATCGCGTGGACCCTGTTGACGCAGGCGTGGGCGGAGCGCGAGACGTTCACCTTCGACCTGCCGCGCAAGTACTGGTATCTCGAGCCGACCGATGTGATCATCGTGCACGGCTACGAGATCCGGATCATCTCGAAGAAGGACAAGGCCGACGGCACGCTGGCGTTCGAGGGTTGCGCCGCGCTGTCGTCGATCTGGTCGCAGGGTCCGGTCGGCACGACGGGCAGCGGCTTCAAGCCGTCGCCGCCGCCCGGCACGCAACCGACCGAGTTGTTGATGCTGAATATCCCGCTCCTGACCGATACCGACACCAAGAACGGACCGAACGCCGCGATGTGCGGGACGGTCGCCGGCCAGTCGTGGGGCGGCGCGACGCTGTACGAATCGATCGACGTCGGCGTGACCTACGACCAGATCGGCGCCGAGAGTGTCCCGAACGTCATCGGCGTGGTTAACGGCGTGATCCCGACCTTCGGCGGCGGCAACATGTTCGACGAAGGCACGATCATCGACGTGACGATCGGCAACGGCGGCGGCCAGCCGGAGGCGGCGACCGAGGGGTCCGTGCTAAACGGCATGAATATGGCGCTGTGCGGGCGCGAGATCATCCAGTTCAAGAACGTCGTGCAGGTGGGACCGAGCGAGTTCCAGCTGTCCGGCTTGTTGCGCGGCCGCCGCGGCACCGAATGGGCGATGCAGACACACGCCGATCAGGAAGTGTTCGTCATCCTGCCGGTGCTGGACATCGACGGGCCGTACTCGGACCTCGGACAGGCGCGGCTGTTCAAGGCGGTGAGTTCGGGCCAGTCGCTGCAGGCGACGAGCTTCGTCGAGTTCACCAACGACGGCTCGACGCTGCGCCCCTATTCGCCGGTGCTCCTCGATGGCGCGCAATGCGACCCGTTCGACGGCAGCGTGCAGATCGACTGGACGCGACGCACGCGCATCTCGGGGCAGTGGGTCGACTTCACCGACGTGCCGGTCTCGGAGCCGTCCGAGGAGTACGTGCTCCAGATCTGGGACTCGACCTTCACGACGGTCGCGCGCATCGTGACCGGGCTCGCCTCGCCGGCCTTCACCTACACGCACGCGATGCAGGTGACGGACTTCGGCGCTAATCAAAAGCAGATCTTCGTCACGGTCGGGCAGGTCGGCACCTACAAGCTGGGCGTGCAGGCGCACACCATCGTGGACGGGGCCGGCTCGACCAATGACGTGCCGCTGAATCCGCAGCCTCCATACAACAGCGACCCGCCGCCGCCGACCGGCGGGTGCACCCTGCCGGAGCAGACCAGTTCGTTCACGTGGGGGACCGCGCCGTCCACGGTCACGAATGCGAGCGCCGACGACGCGCACACGTGGGTCATCTCGTTCACGACCGGCGTCGCGGTCGCCGGGCTCGGGCAGATCAACCTCGGCCCGAACA